AATTATTGATAACGCAGGTTATCAGTTTATAGACAGCGCAAACGAATCAGAACTTTTTAGAGAAGCCGGACTTGAAATTAAGTTCTTCGATTTTAACACGGAGAAGCAAGGCATAGAATATGATAAAGAGCTCAAGAAGGTAAAAAGAGTTTACAGCCCAAAAGATCACGTACTATGCTTTAAACAAGTGTTTAGTTCTGATTTTTTAAGAAACGCTAATGAATACTTACAATCTTGCATAGATCATAAGAAAATATTCTTCGCTTCCAGAACGGCTGCCTCTGGAAGTTTCTTTTCAAAAGTTTCATCTTTGAAGATACCCCTGAAGCTGACCCACTTTAACGATATAGGAGAAATAATTGAGACCCAAGACGACTTAGTTTACCAAACTAAGAAACAATGTGCTTTGGTAGAAGTAAAATCTACAGCCAAGGGAACTCAGAGTTTTGATCTGCCCCAGCATCTCCGTCGCAGTAATTCAGCTAATCGTGCCAGAAAAGATAATTATACAACATTAATGTTAAGCAATTGGGCCGTAAAAGCATATAATGATATGAAGAATGTAAAAGTTGAAGAAGTTAATACGACTTTTGTTCCAAGGATGATCGATTAAGTGTAATTTAAAGTTAAAATGGCCGCTAAAAGAAAAGCTAATAACGAAAACTCTCTTAACGAGCCGCTAATGGCTGGTGGAGAAGTTATGGAGACCGTTGCGTCTACCAGATCTCGGCGTAATAAAGCTGGCTCTATTGAGCGGACAGATCGGTATAGAAATATAGACGATGGAATCATTCCGTTCCGATATTCCCAAGGCGTCACCAACAATTCAAGTCTGGATATAAGAGATACGATAGTTCTTTGTCAAAAGGCTTACTATAATTTCTCAGTCTTTAGAAACACTATCGATCTAATGACTGAATTTTCCATGAGTGAGATTTATCTTACTGGCGGAAGTAAAAAATCAAGAGATTTCTTCGACGCTTTATGCAAGAAGATAAACATGAATAATCTCCAAAGTAGATTTTTCAGAGAGTATTATAGATCTGGAAATGTTTTTATTCATAGATTTGACGCTAATATCTCTCAAGCTGATGTCACAAGGATGACTCAAACTTTTGGTTTAAATTCAAATGCTTCATTTACTCTTCCAGCTAGATATATTATTTTGAACCCGGCAGATATTCAGATATCTGGCAACATTACTTTTGCGACAGGAGAATTCAGGAAGATACTAACTGATTATGAACTGGAGAGATTAAGAAATCCAAGAACTGAAGAGGATAGGCAAGTTCTCGAAAGCTTTGACCCTGATACTATTAAAAAAATTAAAGGAGACGGAGGCAAGAAGCCGGGATATAATGCAGTTAGCATTCCGTTGCCTTTAGACAAAATAAGCGCCGTATTTTATAAAAAGCAAGATTATGAGCCGTTTGCTGTGCCCATGGGATATCCTGTTTTAGAAGACATTAACTGGAAACAGGAAATGAAGAAAATGGATATGGCTCTTACTCGTACCACAAATCAAGCTATCTTATTGGTAACTATGGGCACGGACCCAGAAAAAGGTGGAGTTAATCAAAAGAATTTGCTGGCTATGCAGAAGCTATTTGAAAACGAATCTGTTGGCCGCGTTTTAATATCGGACTACACGACTCAGGCTAAATTTGTTATACCTGATATAGCTGGAATTCTTGATCCCAAAAAATACGAAGTATGCAACCAAGACATACAAATGGGCCTTAATAATATTCTTCTTAGTGACGAAAAGTTCGCGAACTCTAGCATTAAGGTTCAAGTATTTATGGAGAGATTAAACGAAGGTAGAAAAGTTTTTATAAATGATTTCTTGATGCCTGAAATAAAAAGAATCTCTAAAGAAATGGGTTTTAAGAGTTATCCGACGCCTCACTTTGAAGATTTGGATCTTAGAGATAATTCTATATATGCAAGAGTATACAGTAGATTAATTGAACTAGGAGTATTGACTCCAGAAGAAGGTATTCAGGCTATAGAGTCTGGCCGTATGCCAACTTTTGATGAGTCCTTGGAGTCACAAGAAAAATTCAAGACTTATAAAGACAGCGGCCTGTACGAGCCAGTCTTAGGCAATAAGCCTCCCAAGGAAATACCTACTCAAAAAGCAAAGCCAGTTCCTCAGCCCAAAGGTAGGCCAGAGGGAACAGGAAGGCCAAAAGAGACGGATACTAAAAATCCAATAGGACTAACCGCAAATAAACAGGCTAGATTTAGCTTAAGCAAAGTTAGAGACAATTTGAACTTGGCGGACAAATTAAATTTAGAAGTCGAAGCTGCTTTGAGGCAGCTGCACAATAGGAAGAGATTAAATAAGACGCAAAAAGAAATTGCTCAACAGATTTCTAATATAGTAATTCACAATGAGGATCCAGAAAACTGGCTCGCAAAAGCTGGAAGATATGCCGCCGAGCCAGTAGACAGAAATGATGACAGGGTTAAAGAGATTCAATCTATAGCTTATGAGCATCAAGTGGACGACTTTTTAGCTGGCATACTTTACTGTAGTAAATATGATGGAGAATAATGTCAAGAATTATCTACAATGCAGAGGGGCTATTTGTAGGCCCATCAGGCCATAACTTTATAAGTTATTTCGGCGGTGGTCCTCACAGCGACTACTCAGAGCCTTTAAAAACGCATAATTTAATTAAGCAGATAGATAGAGTTCAAGGTTTAAGTTATGATATAACTGTACCTCATACTCAAATAAACCAGCTGAATACTAGATCAGTAATTGATAGGCCAATTATAACTTCCCCAGAAGTCGTCTTTTCTTTTAGCTATTTAGTCTCTGACGTTTCCAACGAATCAAAGCTTGGGCTTTATGTAAATTACCCTCAGTACGAACAACCTTTTAGTGGCGCTCCTTTTTTCGAAAACAACACAGGGCAAAGTTTGCTTTCAGGTTTTGTTGACGAAGAAGAGCATAAAGAGTTTTATTACGATACAGGAACTTATGATCCATTTTTTCCGGCAAAAACATATAGAGATAAAAGAAACTTTTATTTAGCAGTTCAATCAAACAAAGAGGATTTATTTACAGGATTGAAAATAGAGGACTTAACTGCTAGAGATCCTCAACATACTTCCGATCCGCTCGCTACCGGATATAATGTAATATCTTTTGGTAGATGTTATATGACTTCATACTCAACAGAGGCAAGTGTAGGAAACTTTCCTACAGTAGATGTTTCGTACGTTGGAGAAAATATAATGTTTGAGACTAGCGGTAGCGGATTTTTATCTCCAATGATAGAAGCAAAAAGTGGGAATCAATTTAATGATCTAAATTGTGTTATTCCACCAAGAGTTGACAGAAATCCAATATCAGTTGTCAGACCCGGCGACATAAATTTTTCAGTTGATTCTTTTTCTGGGCTGGGAGTAAATTTTTCAAATATTAATTTGGAATCGTATGTCATATCTTTTGATATACCAAGAGGCCAAGAGCGTAACTTAGGCCATAAATTTCCAATAAGCAGGAAAGTAGATTTTACAGCTCCCGTCACTATTGACATAGCAGGCACTGTAGAAAAAATGAGCTCTGGCTCGTTGATAGACATAGTTAATTTAAACCAAGACTATAATTTTACTGTTACTTTGGATATGCCTAAAACTTGTGACAGCCCAGATACTTCTGATCCAATCCATGCCGGGAAGCCTTCTCTAGATGCAAGAGAAAATGACCTTATTAAATATTCTTTTAACAAAGCAAAGCTTAATAGTTTTACATACGATACTACAATAGGAGACAATAAATCTTTTAATGCCAGTTTTAGTACAGAAATTGATCCAGACGATTTAAACAAAGGATTTTTTATAAGCGGGTTTTTGGCCGACCAAAAACTTGAAGAGTTTCATCTTCTAGAGGCTACTGGCGTTATGGATGGAGGTACGGGCGATTTTGAAAGATTTAGGCTAGAGTTAGAAGAATCAGACGGTTTGGTAGTTGATAACTACATCCCACTCTACTAAAAAAGTGTATAATATAGAAGGAATAAGGAATGGCCAATAAAAAATTATCTCAGCTTGCTCAAATAACCCCGGTCCCGACTGGGGCTTTGATGCTATTAGCCAATTCTGGAGTAAGCCGAAGTGCTTCTGTAAGAGATGTGGCTAACGCAATATCAACTTCTAATAGCACTTTCTCAGGACTTTCAGATACCCCGTCAGACATAACAGGAAGTATGTTTGTTGTCAGTAACGCTGACGGAACAGAATTAACTTTTTCAAAGGACTTACATTTAGGCACCGGCAACTATTTAGACAAAACAGTAGGCGGCACAATTAGTGGTGACGTAACTATGGCGACTGGAGAAAAAATTCATTTCGCCAATTCTGATAATTTCATAAATTCAGCTGGAAATAATTTAGCTTTCAGGACAGACGGCTTCATTAAAATGAGGTCCACTTCTGGAGTTAATATATATCAGGTAGGAGGCATAGAGTCAAAATTAAATTATTATACAGGACTTTCTGATTCCCATAAGGTTCATGTTACTAAAACTAATACAGGACTTGGATCATTTGACACTCCGGGAATGTATATTTCATCTGGGCTTAACCACGTTTTACATTCAGACACAGATATATCTGGCAAAATATTTCAAAGCGGTAAAGAAATAAAAACAGGAGATTTTGCCCTATCATCTCAAACGGGCATCTTTGTTGACACGACAATGACCGGAGAGCTTGTTGATTCTAAAACTACAGGACATTTAGTTGGCGTTAATGATACAGGAATCCTTGTAGGAAAAAATGAATCTGGTCAATTTGTAGGAGATCACGAGACCGGTATTTTTGCAGAAGCTTCCAAGACTGGTAGTTTTGTGGCGGGCAGCGGAGTTCCTGCAAACATGTCCGCTAAGTGGAGCAATACGGGTATATTAACATCCGGTATTACGTCAGATGACGGAACTGACTTTTATCCATTCAGTAATTCATCTACAAATTTAGGAAAAAACACCAACAGATGGAAAGAGTTAAAAGCTGAAAGGGTTTCCTTGTTATCAACTGGGTCTACTAGCGATTCCTTGGACAGTTTTGTATCCTTGAAATCTAATTTCACAGGAGCGGCTTATTCCGAACTCCTTGCGCAAAATAGCGATTCTGACTTTTTACAGGTAGGCATTTCTTCTACCGGCGTTTTAACAAGGAATATCGGAAGCGGAAACTATTACATAAAAGGTGGGGGAACATCAGGCAAGCATCTTATCATTGGCGACAGGCATGATATACTATTTTTTGCGAACACTGGTATATCTGTTCTTGACTCTGAATCTCACCCCGGAAAACAAAATCCTGCAGCCTTAAAAATACATACAAGTGGATTAGTTACATTTAGTGAAGCTTTCACTATGCCGACAGGCGACGGGTCTAGTAATCAATTTTTAAAAACAGATGGAGCGGGCAACGTAGCTTGGAGTAATGTTTCTGACGGAGATGTTTCCGCAGCTTTTGTAGGGCTTACTGATACGCCAGCTAACTTTACTTCTTCTGCGAATAAGATAGTGTCAGTAAATAGTGCCGCTAATGCTTTAGAATTTTTTGATACAGGTCATTTTGTAGGAGCAAACGAAACAGGAAATTTAGTTGGCCAACAGATGACCGGTCATTTTGCAGACGCTTTCACTGGTTTAAGAGATGTTAATACTGGAGCGGATGGCTCCATTAGCGCCGAGTACGGACAACCGGGCGACCTCATAGTAGTTAACAAGCACAGAGATGGTTTAATGTATTCTGGATACGCTGCCATACAGGCTGGAGGAGGAGGAGGAGGGTCAACCGTAGAAAAATTTACGGATTTATCTGACGTTGACCAAAACTATGTTGGAGATGGAGGTAAAGTAGTTGTAGTTAATTCTGCTGCAAACGGATTAGAGTTTTTCGCCACAGGAGATTTTGTTGGAACCTCTGAAACTGGAGACTTTGTTGATGTTCATAAATCAGGCGCTTTATTAGTCGGTGTCAACATGACTGGCGACCTTGTCGATACAGACATGACGGGGACTCTTGTTGGAACAGGAATGACTGGTTCATTTGTTACAGTTTCTGAAACAGGTATTTTTGTAGATGCGTCCACAACTGGATTTTTAGTAGCGAATCATGATACAGGAATTTTTGTAGATAAACACGTTAGCGGAACTTTTGTAGGCGATCATGAAACTGGAATATTCGTTGATATTCATAGCACTGGGATTTTTGTTGATATTCACACTAGCGGAACTTTTGTAGGCGATCATGAGACAGGCAACTTTTTGACCGAGTTAAGTGAGAGTGGAACTTATGGAACGCAATTTGACGTGACTGCAGCTGGAGGTAAATTTTACCTTAGCGAAATAACCGCGGGTAGCCATATAACCACAAGTCAAGTTGAACGACCGGCAATCAATCTTCATAGAGGCCATACTTATAAATTTAGGAGCAGCTCTTCTGCGGCCAGTCATCCATTCTTTATAGCGAGCAGTCCCGGAGGAGGCGGTTACGGAGCTGAATATACAAGTGGCATAACTAACTCCCGAGCAGCTGGAGAAGGTCAAAGTCTATATTTTAAAGTTCCACAAAACGCGCCAGAAAGATTATATTACGAGTGTGGTGCTCATAGTAACATGGGCGGCACGATACAAATATGGCAAGACTCTGGAAGATACGTGGGAACAAACATAACTGGGAATTTATTCATAGATAAAAATACAACTGGATTTTTAGTAGCTGATCACCAAACTGGAGACTTCTATTCAAAGAGAGGTGGAGATATAAGCGGAGACGTTAGTATTTTAGGTAGCTCTGGTTTATATGTTTCTGGAGATGTACAAATTCAAAGCGGTGTTTCTTATCATCCCCCTGTTCTAGAAGCTGTGCCACCTTCATCAAACTATACTTTAAACTGGCAATCCGGTAACGTTCGTTTCTTTAGTAATCTAGGCAGTATGTCTAGTTGCGATTTTGAAGATGCTAAGGACGGGCAGACCCTAACTGTGTCTATGATAAATCATACAGATGGCGCTAAAAATATAGCATTTACTTCTGGGACTTCACCAAACGCTGTAAGAATGCCTGCTGATGCTGACGGGAACAACAACGCTCCCGCAATACCGGCTGGTAGAACGAACGTGTATACTTTTATAAGAATCGACACAGGAATATATTGTAGTTATGTCACGGGCTACAATCATTAAACATGCAACCTTTTCCTACATCTTTTTGGAAAGGGCCGACTGAGAGTAGTCAAGAGGTTCTCCCTGAAGAAGGTTTTCAATTTATAAACGCAGAAGAAGATGATGGCCCTAATGAGTATTATTTAGGCAATTCTCCTGATGCTTCAAGCCCCGGTCTTTATATGGATTACAACTATGATTCATTAAGTCAGCTTGGCATCCGAGATTACCCTGCGTTTGTAGCAAATAGTGATGATGAATCAAGACCTCTTAATCTAAATTATCGCACGCTCATTAAATTTGGAGATTTAATGAAAGACGAGGCTAATGAAGAAGGTCCACTTCAATATAATGTTAAAGAAGGCCCATACTTAACTTCTCAAGGATATGTTGACACTATGTCCATGATGCAAAGACATTTTGCTTATGTTTGGATGAATGGAGGAGAGACTAAGTCTACAGTTCATAAAACTCATCCAATCACTATGTCTCTCAGCAACGGAGGTAAAACGGCTGGGGTTAAATGCTATTTTGAAAAAGACATATTTCAAAAGTTAGTTGAAATGGAGAATGCTTCTAATATTAGCAATTTTAATTTCGGAGCGGGATATTCTTTACTTTCTGAAGAGTCACAGTCCATTTTAGAAGATGATATATATGACGCAGTATATAGTGCCGAGGATCTTGGTACTGTAAGAAATTTAGCGAAACAAGGATATAACGGATACTTTACTTCAGATTTAAATACCGCAGGTTTTACTGCGCAGCTGCTTTGGAGACAGAAAGCTAAGGTCAGAATTAAATTTGTACTTAACGCTACAAAAAATTTACAAATAAAAATAAAAGGACTAGGGTCTGACGAAAATACAGGCGTTGGCGCCGGACTCGGAGGTGGCGCTTTCCAACATGATTTCTTGCAAAAATATTTCGAATATCCAGAAGTAGCTTTTAGCCAAGATAAGTATGACGAAGAAACAGAATACGCCAGTGATAAATTAGATGCGGATACAACTCCTGCTTATGGAGATAGGCAATCATGCAAAATAATCCTTAATGGAGAAGAAAAAATAAAAGCTATCGCTCCAAATATGGGAATTTATCAATACAATGATTCTGTTACGTACGCTGATAATCACGCTAGAGGGCCTGTTAGAATTTTTGATAAAATTAATGGCAAATATCATGGCAAGGGAGGAGATCTTAGTTTTGGAGCAGGCCAGTCTAGAGGCGAAGATTACCATTTTGCTCATGGACTTGAATATTTGAATTTTGCTCCGTCTAAATATTTTGGAAGTTACGGCAGCTACGAGCCGGCGGCTTCGAGTTTTTATGACTACGAAAGCATAACAGCAACTACAATATCAAACGACACTCCTACTTATTCTAGTCCATATCAATATACAAAAACAATTAGTTTTGCAGCTGGAGATCACGAAATTGATATAGAGTTTGATTCTGTTTTTATGGTAAATAATGGTGGATCTTATTACGAACTAGAATTTAACATTACTTAAAATGTCATATATAAGATACGCAGGAGATAGATTCACGGGCCCAACTGGTGAACCAACTGGTTTTCCGTTAGATGTGGCAGACGGAGCTGTGCTGTTTACTTCTGGCGAAAATGCTACAGATAATGCTCTATATGTTAAGGTAACAGGATCTTGGCAGCAAGTTGTTCAAACTGGTGTGGTCATGGAGACCATGACCGGAAACTTAATTGATAACCATCAAGCCCAAGATATACACGGCTCGAAAGTTTTTTTTGATGCTGCTACCTTTAATGATTTAGTAACTATAAATAATCTGACTGTTACTGGTACTCAAACTATTTTAAATACAGTAGATTCCAGCATCAAAGATAATTTAATTGTTTTAAATAGTGGGGAAGCCGGGACAGGCATAACTCTACAGTCCGGCGGTATACTAATAGAAAGAGGTAGCAAAACAGACGCAACTATACTCTTTGACGAGACTGTAACTGGAGCAGCATATTCGGGTGGTTTTGACTTTAATTTCGAAGCTCATGTTACTGGAGATAGATTAGTAAAAGCTAGTGAAACTGGAATATTTCAAACAGTTATCAACTCAGTTCACGAAACAGGAAAAACTACTGATTCGTCAACTAACTCTTTTATATTAACTGGGGTAAGTTCTATTTATAATGTTGACGGAGTAGTATCTGGTGAATCTGCTGGGGTACAAAGACAACAAATTCAATGTTATGTGGGAGGTGTCTTGCAAATGCCTTTTAATTACAGCTTATCTAATGCTCTAGCTGGAACTGGAAACCCAACTGTAACCTTTAGTGAAAATTTGTTCTCCGGAGTTAATGTAGATTTTCTTTATTCAGCTTCAGTTAGAGTGACAGATTAGTAAAAAACTGTGTAATAGATTTTGGTATGAAAGCACTTTCAGGCAAAAAAACTTACTTCACCGCTGGTGCAGCGGTTTTGACGGCTCTCGGCGCATATTTCGCTGGAGAGGTAGATCTACAAACAACTATATCTGCGGTTTTCGCTGCGGCAATGGCTATTTTCCTTAGAAAAGGAATCACATCAGAAGCTGCAAAAGCAGCTGCCCCAGCAGAAGATAAGCCAGCAGAGTAATGTCTTGGCTCAAATCTATCTTAGCTATACTTGGTTCTCTGTTCAAAGTAATAGATAAAAAAACTTTGTCGTACGAGGAAAAAGTAGATAAGATAAATAGAGACAAGAAGGAGCAAATAAAAGATGATTGGAAAGATACTCAAAACGAAATTGATCGTGCCTTTCGCACTGCTAAGTCTCGCAACAGGATGCAAGACAGCAAAAGCGAATAGTAATATTTCCATTCCTCAAGTACCCCAAGATATTGTCCAAAGGTTGATGACTCATCCTCAAATAGACAAAGCTTGGGAGCATGTTCCAGAATTTACTCGTGATGTATTAAAAACAATTTCGGATCAATCTGCAGAGATTGAGCTTCTGAAAACTAAATAAATTATGAAAAAACTATTAGTATTCATGATCGCATTGGTAGCCTTCTCTCTACCGGTGGAAGCCGAAGAGAAGAAGGAAAAATGGTTTGGCGCTGGTGTAAAGCCAGATCCAACTCTAACAATTCCATTTATTGGGGTTAAGGCTCCACTTCCAACTGCCTGTATTGGCAAGGATGTGTCCGCTTCTTTCGACTTCAAGTGCGATAAGAAAAGTATCTCTTTTAAGCTCCCTTACTTTAAGTTTGAGTGGGATTTCCCCGGTCTTTCTCTAGGTCGCGGCAATAAAAAAGTTACTCTTGGGAACAAGTAAAGCATTAGGATATAGTTCATATGCCGTACGTCCTTGAGACGTTTCAATTGCAATCTATATAAAATGCTAGAAAATTCAGCCCACTCTTTTGAGTGGGTTTTTTTCTAAAAATTCATAAATACGTGTATAATTATATTAAGTGGCTAGAAAAGATCACATTATACTAGAGATTACTTCTTTAGAGAAGGAGGTCCAACAAGATCCATTTGTGGATTATTCTTTGAAGGTCAAAAAATATTTAGAGGTAAAAGCCGCAGAAGTCAAAGGTGTCGGTATAGAAACTTTAATAAAAGTATTTAAATCGGCCGCTAGAGATTGTAGCGATATTAACTATTGCGCCGCTAGAATAAATAACTTCTTAGAAGTTTTTTCTGATTATAAAAATTTTAAAAATGCTGTAGCAAACAATTTCGAGCCAAGTGAAGAATGTTTAGCGTTAGCAAAAATAGAATGCGAAGAATACAATATAAGTGAAATTGATTTTGAAGATGTGGATCAATTTTATTTAGAGACAAAAGATGAATTTAAAAACTCAATAGATATAGAAATATGATTGTTGATTTTACAGATAAAATACTCGAAGCTAAAGAAAAAAAGACTTTAAATAAACCTTTCCGCACGTCAGGTGGGCCTAAGAAGTTTTCTGTTTACGTTAAAAATGAAAAAGGGAATGTCGTAAAAGTTAACTTTGGCGACCCTAATATGGAAATTAAACGCGACGATCCTGCTAGGCGCAAAAGCTTTCGCGCTCGTCATAACTGTGATAACCCCGGTCCAAAGACAAAAGCTCGTTATTGGTCTTGCCAACAGTGGCGTGCCGGTAAAAGAGTTCAGGGGTCAGAAGTAGATTACGAGTGGGATGGTCAAACTTTTTTCGACCACGACGAGTTATTAACGATTAATCCTGCTTTAGCTTTTATAGAAGAAGAAGTTAACGATCCAGAAGATGATGATTGCGGCTGTGGTAATTGTAGTTGCGAAGAAGCCGAAGCTAAGCATGACATGAAAAAATACAGCTTTAATAATCCCGGCCAAGCCATGCAGATGGCTAGAAAAATGGGATTTGATAAAGTGCACAGTCATGGCGAAGGTGACGATACAGTGTTTATGCCCGGTCCGAGTCATGAAGCTTTGATGAAAAAACTTGGAGAATCTAAAGCCGAAGAAGAGTACGCTAGTCTCTGGGAAAACATCAAAAAGAAACGCGACAGAATTAAGTCTGGATCTGGAGAAAAGATGAGGAAGAAAGGCGAGAAAGGTGCGCCTACTCCAGAGCAGATGAAAAAAGCCAAAGACAAGTCTAAGAAAAAGAAAATGAGCAGTGGCTATGCTTACGAAATGACTTTAGAGGAATTCGAAGAAGTTATGGACTTGGAAGAGGCTGAGTTTTGGAAAGAGGAATCTGACGCAGCTAAACGGCCGGGTAGAAAATCTGGCGCGCAAACTCCAGCTAAACCTAGCGAGAGAAAAAAAGGTTCTTCTAAAAACAAACCGGGTAGCGCAGGCAAAGGTGGGCCTTCTATCACTTTCTCGGAAAAAGTAACTAAATCTTTAAAAGAAAAAGTTAAAAACCATAACGCAAAGAGTAAAAAGAAAGTTACTCTTGGCCAGCTTAAAAAAGTTTATAGAAGAGGCGCAGGTGCATTCTCTTCTTCCCATCGTCCCGGCATGAGCCGTGGTGGATGGGCGATGGCTCGCGTTAACATGTTTTTAAAAATGAAACGTGGAGGTAAGGTAAAAGATTCTTATAGAAAAGCCGACGGAGATATTTGAAAATGAAAACTAAGTATACGACTATTTTTAGTTCCCATATTAGGCCGCTAGTGTCTGAAGAAAAAGACCAGCATCTAGCATTAGCTTCTATGGTTGATTTAGAAAAGTTCGTCCCAGAAGTAGACACAGATACCAACTATGATTTGCTGCCAGTAGCGTTTAACGCTTTTGTCGCAAATAGAGTTAATAAAAATGGTGATGTAGTAGACGCTGAGACAGCTATAGCCATGCACAAGAACTTTGTTAATAAGCCTGTTAACATTGAGCATAACCGCAAATCTGTAATTGGCACTATCCTTACGGCAGGTTTTTCTTCTTTTGGAGATGACAAGCCTTTAACCGAAGAAGAGGTTAAGGATATGAAAGGCCCTTTCAATGTAACTCTTGGCGGAGTTATATGGAAGATTACGGATAAAGAGCTTGCTGATAAAATAGAAAATTCTAGCGATCCAACTAGCGACGATTACATGAACATTAGCGCTAGCTGGGAACTTGGGTTTAACGAATATAATATAGTTGTTCTTGAAGCCGAAGAGAAAAATATCGAAAATGCTAGAATTATTTCCGACCCGCAGGAAGTCGAAGCTCACGAAGGTAAGCTAAGAGGTTTTGGCGGCGAAGGTAAACTAGAAGACGGATCTTATGTTTACAGAAAAGTAGTAAATAAGGTAGTTCCTCTAGGAATTGGCCTGACCGAAAACCCAGCGGCTGACGTAAAAGGCGTTCTCGTAGCCTCGGAAGATACACAAATTGAAGCCGAAGTTGCCGAACAAAATGAAGAAAAAATTTCCCAAAATACTAAAACAAATGTAAGTATTCAAAAGGT